CCAAAAAGTCAGCGTGGTTGCCAAGCTCTTTGTGGTCGTTTGGTGCCGGGGTTGCTGTGCAAGCTAAGCGGTACGGGGTTGCTTGATATGAATCAATCAATAATTGCTTAGTCTTGCCGGTGAAGTTTTTCAAAATCTGCGATTCGTCAAGTACAACGCCGCCCCAGATTGATGAGTCAAACTTGTGAAGCTTTTCGTAGTTGATCAGGTTAATACCGTCAACGATCTCGCTAGGTTCATCAACCACCGCGACCAGCGACGTTATTCCAAACTTTTCCGCCTCTCGTTTTGTCTGTGCCCTGATACCGACTGGCGTGTGAACTACAACCGGCCTTCCGTCTCGCCTGTAAACTTGATCGGCCCATGCAAGCTGCTGAAACGTCTTACCCAGTCCCGTATCTTCAAATAATGCCGCACGGCCTTGTCGAAGTGCCCAACGGACGCATTCTGCCTGCCACGGCTTGAGCAGCGGCGGAAGGTCGCTAGCCGTAACCTCAAACCCTTTAGGCTTAGCCGATCGCACTTTCGATCGTATAAACTCTTGATATTCAGTTGTGCTCATTTCTCAAGGCTCCTGAACGGCATACCCTTCCGCACCAGCACCGCCTGAATCTCCGCATCCGGGCTCGCTTCCCAATCTCGCCAAATCGGATGCTCGATGCCTTTGCACGGCGTCGGGTCCAGGTGATCGCGTTTGCGGCGACGTTGGACAAATTTTTCTGTGCATTCCGGGTCTCCCCAAACATCAATGTCCGCAAACGCCGAATATTGCCTGCTTGCGTGCCAATCGTTTTTGTATCGCCACACGAGCCGAAGTTCCCATTCGTGCTGATCGTCTTCGTGAATTATCGTTTCGCCCTCTCTTTGTTAGTCGTTTCAAAAATCCAAAATCTCTCACCCGGCTTGCCGTCGAGTATTTTTAGCCGCATTCCCAGCGAGCGGAAAAAATCTTGTGCGATTGCGTCGGGCTCTTTCGCAGCGGCCCGCGTAAGCCGCTTGCCGTGCTTTGCCGCGATCTGGCGGATCGCTTCGGTAGCGATGCCGTGCCGCTGATAGTGCGGATTAATTGCGATCTTACATATCGTTGCGGCGTCGTGTCTCAGCAGCACAAATACAAAGCCAACGCAACAGATGCCGTATCTGATCACGTAGATACGCCTGCCGCGCTCCGTGATCCACTTAAGGTAATCATCTGCGGCCATGTCTCCAAAAGCGTCTTCGTGTAGCAGATAAACGAAGGCGTTGTCGCTCGGTCGTGCAAGCTGAACTGTGATCATTCTGCCGCCCTCGTTCGGTTGTGATTCTTTCGCCAGTCTCGCCACCTTGCCCGCGTTTCTCGATCTTCGCGGGGCTGTGTTAGTATCGCCGCGATCGTGCAGAAAATGGCGATCGCTAGTAGGGTTATGCTGTGGATCATTTCTTGGCCTTTGCTTTGCTTGTCGGCTTGGCTTCCGCTATTGCATCCGCCATCGTTTTCGGATTGTCCACGATGTCAATTTGCCAATCGTCGATGATCGCGATGGCGTCGACCAGCTTCAGCCGGTCCTCTGGTGTTAGGGCCATTGCCGCACAAAGTACGTCTGATAATTTCATGTTGGGTCGTGGTATTAAAACGCCGGCGGGTTCCACAACCCGTTCGCATAGAAAGCGAAAGATTCCCGCCGGCGCGGTGATTTGTTTTCTTGTTCGAGTTGTGGTGAGGGAAAGATACGCGACGGTGATTACCGCGTCAATAGGAAAGAAAAGATTTTTCAGCCGTCATCCCTGCGATTCGCGAAGTAGTTCGCGGTCTCAATTCGCAGCCCCGCTGGTGCGGCATCCGTCCATCTCCACGCCCCGCCGTCGTGCTCAATCATCGTCTCTGGGTCGAAGTCCCATCGGCATAAAATCTCATCGCGGGAAATGTACTGCCGGTTCGATCGGTCACCGTGCCACAAGTGCTTTACCGCCCCGCTGATATGCCCAAATTTGGCCCCGTCTACGCGTTCAACATATCGCAAGCAATCATCACGCAACCGCGGTGCCTGACGCTCTACGAATGACGTAGCGGCCCCCGTGACGGCTTGTAAAAACGTAGCGTCCCCGCCGCCTAAAATGTTCCGATCATATAGCCCGCCGATCGATTCCAGCCATTGCCGCGAAGCTATCCACGCCCCGCCCGGTGCGCCGCTTGGCCCTCTGCCGGCCTGGATCTCTGCCACCGCTCCGGGCTGGTGGCTTGCCGCGTTTCCGTCGCGGTCTAAGTAGTCGACGCGGTCAAAGAGTTGCACGCAATCCAGGCCGCTCAGGATCGCCTCTACTCCGGCCTGTGCCCAATCGCCACGGACGAAGACTAGATCATGGTCGACCCACGCGACGTATTTAACAGACGGCTTGAGCAGCGTCACGGCGTGATTTATTAGCCGCTCCTTTTGCCACATTATTGCATCGTGTCCGCCGTAGAGGTGAATCGCTTCGGGAATGTCGGGGTCGCTGCCGGCAAGCTCAATCGTGACCACGCCCGGAGGCATTGTTTTGATCCATTGCTGATAGGTGTCGCGGAGACGTTGAAAGTTCGCGGGGTTGAAATGCGTCGTGACAATTGCCAAATCTTCGACGGGATGGCGTCTCGACTTGCAGCCATCGCAGACCACGCCCTGCCACCTGCTTTGAATAAGTTGCCGCACTAGGCACCGTCCATTTATTTCGCACCCGTAGACGTTGGCATCGCCATCGCAACCGCAATCGACCCGATAGACAATTTCGCCGCGGTGGCTACATGGCAAATCTATCCGGCGTTCTTCGTCGTGGATCTCTTGAACGTGCGGCAATAGCTCTTCGCTGCGGTACTTTGCTTTGCATCCGCACCGGACGAAATCAGCGGACCCGATGATGCCTGACTGACCGCAAGCAGGGCAACGGAAAAGCCGTCTCATAGTCGCTCAAGCTCTGCGGTAAATGTGCCGGCGGTTTTGAATGTGTCGGTGGCGGTATCGTAAAAATCATCGATGCCAGTCCAAGCCGGATCGTCATAGGCAACCACGTCGCCCCACCCGCCAAAGACCGAACGAAAGAAACGAAGGTTGCCGCTGATTATGTCTTGGGTTCTTGCACCGTCCCAACCGATGCGACTCCAGTTAAAAGTCGGTCCTGTCTTCTGCGTTGCTTGGCTGTATTCGCTTGACGTCGGCACAAACTCAATACCTAGTACCGGATGGACGCCATCAAACGGCGGCGGGGTTAAAGCTCCTGGGTTAAACGCCCCAAGATCCGTCACAAGCCCAAGGGAAAGTATATTAAAAAAATTGCCGGCAACTACTTGCGACGACCTAGCAGACTTTGCCTCTATATTGGTGTTAAGCGTATACGTGTAATCATAAGGAACGTAATTTTCGTAAATGTTGTACGTAATCTCAACAGGCTCGGAATCGTCTGCGGACCATATGCAACCGTATTGCGTCCTCACGACCGATAGATACCACGTGCCATTTAGCCCGCTCATGCCAGTGATGTCGGTATAATATTCGTCGATCTCAATTGAGTGGGCGTCCTGAATGCCCGATATAACAAGCTTGACCCGCAGCCCATCGCGATATGCAGGGTAGTTAACTCGATCCGTAAGCGTGTTGTTAAAAACGTTGCTTCCGTTGTCGAAACCGCCGCACTTGCAACAGCCGCAAGAACCGTGCCGCACATTGGCTTCAAGCTGACCAACGGCCGGCCGCGGACCAAACCAGCGGGTCGCCATTAGACGTACCCTTCTTCGGGTGAACATAATGCCTGGATGGCAAAGTATTCGCCGCCTTGTGCAATGCAATAGCCCTTCGCTCCGGATGCTAGGCCGATGAAAATCGCCTCGGGATCTTTGAGCGTCGCAGCCGATGCAAACGTAGTGCCGGCCATTGTCTTGATCGTCGCGGATACGCTCGTGCCAATCGTGTATGCGGCCGTGGTTTCGAAGCGGTAGAGGGTAGAGCCACCGCCACCGCCCCCGCCAACCGGTTGCCGCCCTGGAATAATCTCAGCCCGACCGCCAATGAGCCCCGCAAGGCTCTCAGCGTCGTTTAGGCTAAATCCGTATGTCCGGTTATCCTTTGCCACTATGGCTTCTCCACGCCGCTTACGATCGGCCTAAACGCAAGCTTGTTTGTTGCCGTTGCGGTCCCAAGAATCGTCGAATAGTCACTCGACAAAAGATCGCCAATCGGTGCGATTGCTCCAGCGGTGCGCGAAACGATGTACGTTTCCCCGACCGTCAGCGTAGCCCCGACGTCGATGTCGCCACCGGGAAGCATGTAGACAACGTCTTGGTCCGCCGCCGTCGCTGGCGTTAGGATCATCGCCCGGCAATTAGCCTCTGCCGCTGTGCCGTCCGATTGGCATTTCCTTAGCTTGCCCGACGTGTCGAAGTATGCCGGGTCGGCGTGTGCCAACGCTTCGCCCGATTTGCCCATCGAAACTGGCCCTACGCTCATCGGTTTAACGTTTGCCGCGGTACGTGATAAATCAGCCATGCCTACCTCAGAAACGTGTTGAAATCGATTGTTGCAAACTTGTCGAAGTATCTTATCGCCGGTGCCGTCCCTGCGGTTTGCTTTGCCCCGCTTCCGTTTAGAGCCCCCTCTATGACGTTGCCGTCAACATCGGTGTAAGCCTTGAGCGTGCCAGCATCTAGGTAGACGGTACCGGTATCAAGCCGCTTATCTCGCCAATCTCGAAGGTTGTAAATAATTCGATACTGCGTTAGCCTTCTAAGCCTGCCGTAGTAAAACCCAATCACAGAAGATGTAATCGTGCATAGTAGCGTCTTTGCGGCTCGACCCTTAAACGGCGTCGAATTGACAACTTCGTCCCTCGTCAACATTTGTTCGTCAGACAAGCTTGCCGGTTCAAATTGAAAAAATTCCCACACGGGCAAGTATCGCGTTAAGACTATGCCCTGCGGGAAGGTTTGCCCCGCCGAATTGACAATCGCCACGCCTGACGCATCGGTAAAACTCGGCTCTTGAACACGCTCCTTTTTCAGCTCATAAATCGGCACCCACTCTTCGGGAAATTGCGTGTTCTGCGATTGCTCTACCTCGCTGCTAAACTCCGCTGTGACTTCCCATAGCCGCCTATGCTTTGGGATACGATCCGCTCCGAGAGATTGGCAAATCATCAAGCCATCATCGGTAAACGTCGTCATTGGGATCGGCAGCCCCGACGTTAGCAAAATGCTGCTGTACTGCGGATCGTCGCTATCGGCTTCGACCCTGTAGCCTTGCGACTGACGCCAAACCGGCCCGCCGTTTTTTATCGCAAGCTCTACGCTGCCGGTGATCGTTTTGCCCTGTAGCGTGTGTGCCATTACCCTCTACCCGGTAGCTTTTGAACCTTGTTTTCAACAACGTTGACATTGAGCTTTTGCAATTCAATCAAAATCAGTCGTCGCCGCTCATCTTGTACTTTTTGCCTCTCCATTTCCTTTTCGGCTTGTTTTGCAATTTCTGCCTCCCCTGGTGTCGGGTCGACGGGTGCGGCTATCGCTGCGATCAGGGCGTTCGATTGTTCGGCAAGAAACCGCATCGCTTCGCTACTGCCAACTTCAAATCCGCTAGGGCCTTTGGCTACAGCGGATCGCATTTCCATCTGTTTCTGTCGCTGTTCTTCAAAGTGACGAATAGCAGCATCGGCCGCTTGCTCTTGCAGCCTTGCTAAGTCTTCCTGCTCTTGCTTTTGCCTTTGGCGTTCAGCGATGTCCTTTCGTATGTTGGCAAGCGATTCGACTTGGGCATCATTAAGGCCGTTTGCCATGTCGACGATCTTTTCATATTCCTCTGCGGAATACATTAGCTCTGCACGATGCAGCATTAGTTGCTGTGCTTGCCCTGAATAAACCTCGAGTGCCTTTTGTGCTTGCTGTAGTTTCTTGGCCTCAAGATTGATTGACACCACTTGAGCATCAATTGCGTCCTGTGCGGCTTTCTTGGCTCTGTCGGCTCGCCTTGCTTCCGTCTTTTCAATCGCTTCCTGTAGTACCGACTTTTGGCTATCTAGATCGTTTACTAACTTTGTTTTTGCGTAATAGGCATCTAGCTGCGTGTTAATTCTTGAGATGTTAAATTCAATGTCTTTTGTCCCGGCAATCCATTGGCCTAATAGATCAGCATTTTCAAACGTATCGCCAATGATTGCACCGGCTAGCGCAAACGTTCGGTAGGTGCGATTAACTCCAAACTCTAGCCCGCCTAGTGCCGATTCCGAATCTCGAATATTTTTCGATAGCTCGGAAATAGAATTGGCAAGCTCAATGACCGTAGGTGTTAGCCTTGATCCAATCTCAATTGACATTTCGGTTACATTGCCGATCATCTGAGCAAGCGCCCCGGATGTCGTTTTGCTCATTTTTTCGGTCATGCCGAAAAACAATCCGCCCTGCGATGTAGCACGGCGGAAAGAGTCTTCAACCATTTGGGCCGATATTGCCCCGGCTTCCATGTCTTTCTTTAGGTCCAGCATAGACCGGCCTGTCGTTTTCGATATTTCAAGCAGCGGATTAAATCCGCCGTTGATCATCTGCAACAGGTCTTGGCCCATTAGCCGGCCGGCCGCCGTTGTTTGTGCAAACGCAAGCGAAAGAATTTCAAACCGCTGTTGATTTCCGCCCGACACGTCGGCAAGCATTTTCAGCGTAGCGATTACCCTTTCGGCGTTCATGCCAAACGATAGTAGCAACTGGCCGCCACGCTGAACGGCGGGAAGCGATAGTGGTGAAGCTTGCGCAAGTCGCTTCATGTCCGCAATCAAGCTTGCGGCTTCCTGTGCCGATTTCGTCAGCACTTCAAATTGCACCGATGCGGCTTCGGCTTCGGCGGCAATTTGTATTATTTGTTTTCCTGTTTGCAGGCCAAGATAAGCCCCAGCAAGCCGTCTCAAAGACAAAATCATTGCGTTGCTTGATTCTGTTTGTTGCTTGCTTGCTCTGTTCTGCTTTGCTACCGAATCGTCGTAAGCTTTTCCAATTTGTTGTACGCCGCGAATATACTGCTCCGTCGTGATGCGATTTCGCATGTACGCTGCTTCCAGTTTCGCCAATGATTGCTGATAGCGTTCGACCGGAGTTGTTGCGGCGTCCATGATTTGGTTTACTGTTCGCATCGTTGACGACATACGCTTGCCCGCCTCGTAAACCTCTGAGGCGTCAGTAGCGATGCGAATGTTTAGGGCGGTGATGCTAGTCGTCATTTCATGCCCCACTTAGCCGCGAATGCCTGTTCGGCGGCCTTGATGCTGCTGGCGTTTGTCGGTGCCGGTGGTTGATGCCAATTGCTTGGCATGAAGTCTGCGACCCTTAGCGGCGGCTTAGGCTTGATCCCATTACTGGCCGCGATCGTTGCCCCAAGTGCGGACAATTGTGCAGAGTGAACCGCGTCGCGTTCGCATTCCCTGCCCCACGGTTCCAGCATGTAGTAAGCCTCCCATATCGCTAGCGTGCGTTGTGACACGCTCGCTAGCCACGCTTCCGGGTCGTCAATTCCGAGTGCCAAGCAGACTCGACAAGCAAGCCTTAGCGTGGCACTCCTTGTTAGTTTCCCAGCATCGCCTCAGCGGTGACGGCATCGCGATCGGTTAGCCGCCTTGCCGCTTGTGCAATCTTTTGGAAAACCCCGCCATCGAGCTTCGCCAGCTCTCCGGCTTCGTCGTCGGTTAGCAGCCGATTGCCCTGGTCGTCGACAAGTGCCATTGCGACGTAGAGCCGTTCCGCTGCCATCAATCCCGCTTGTGACACTTGCCCTTTTTTGTCAAGCATCATCAAGTTGTGCCGGGCTATTTCTTCTTGTGTTAGGCTTTGAATCCGCACCTTTGCACCGTCGCCCAAGTCGACAATGCCAAAGCGTCGATTACAAAATCCCAACAGTTCATTCTTCGTCAGGCTCATCGTTTTCCTCTGCTTGCTCCGGGTACAAAATGCTTGGCGGTACTGACTCAATGCGGCTTTGCTTTTCGCCGCGGATCCGTGCCACTTCCGCACAAATTGCGGCACGGTCGATTTCGTGAAAGTGCTCAAAGAAAGAAACGTGTTTGCCTTCCTTTGGCACCCATCCGCAATGGGATCCGTTGACTACCAACGCCCACTGCGGAAACTCAATTGCCTCACCCGTTAGCGAATAGCTCGCCACGTGCGGCAACAGCTCAACACTTAACTTACTCATGTGTAGGTGGGTCCGGTTGCGCCATCGAGCTTGATCGTCAAGGTGCCCTGACTGATCTGGTTGTTAACAAAAGTCGGGTAGCCTTTTTCGGTGACGAAACCAGTCCCGCTAAGGCTCCGTGCAGTGGTCGCCGTGCCTTCTTTGGGGAAGGTCAGCGTCCACGTATCCTTCACCCCGATCGCTGGCGGGTTGGTGTTGGTCCAATTGATCGTAACGCTGATCTCCGGCGTATCGGCAAGGTCTCCGACTTGGTAACGCATGAAGGTAGTAGTTTGCCCAAGCGTCGAGATGTCGAGGGCTTCGATTGACTCGCTGCCCCCGCTGATTTCGACGATGTCGAGCGAAGCGGTGTAAGTCGTTGCGGTAAGGGTTGCCCCACGTCCTGCGATTGGCATGTTAAACAGCCTCCAAGTAGGTCAGAGAATAGTCCTGCGACGAAACGTAACGAAGTTCGTGAGTGCCATCGATTGGCGATTCTGTAAAGTCATTTCGGCCACTTGCCAGCATGACGCAGCGGAAGTTGACGCCAGAATAAACGCCCAGCATGTCAAGCACGCCACACGTGCGGATGGCTTCGCAAATCGCGGTACACGCTGAACGGCTTGCTGCGTATGCTCTTACCTCGACAATAGCTTCCGCCATGCCTGCTTTGCTGCCGTTGATATTTTCGTGGTGCAGCGTGCTTATGCGGTGATACGTGACCGCTGGCATAGTTGTCTTTTGCAATAGCTCGTCCGGTAGCATTCGGTCGCCGATCAAAGCGGATACACCCGCTTGAGCGACAACGAAAGCCCGGAATGCGGTGCCAGCGTCAGCCAATTGAAAACCTCCTGGCCATATTCCTTTTGATCGCTCGCCGCATTGCTGTTACAAGCGCCCTTACTTGTTGTGGGCGTGTCTGGTGCGAAGCGTCTTCAAGGAATCGGTTAGTCTTTGGGTTTCGATTGGCAGGGCTAAACGGCACCTTGCCCCAGAATTTTTGATACTTTGTATTCCCGGTGGTACTGCGAACATTTGGCGAAATAAAATTGACTTTGTTTCCCCACGGTCGCATCGGCCCGACCATGACGGAAACAACGGTCCCCATCATGTCGTCGAGCACTTTTGACGTGATGTGATCTTTTAATTGGTAGGGATACCATTTCGTGCGGGATGTGCCGTATTGCTTGTTGGATGTGCCGGTCCTTCGTCCGCTTGGTGCTATTTGCTTTGCTCGCCTTTCGACAACAGCCGCCGCCGCTGGCAGTCCGTGAGCGGTTGCCGCTTTTCGCACTTCGTCCGGCAGCCCGTTCGTGAGTCGATCGATTAGCTTTTTGTCAAAGCCAACGATAATTCCAAATCTCGCCTTTGTTTTTCGTGGTGCCATTATTCGACCACCTTGCAATGACAATCTAGGTAGCGGTCGCGGCCTTCAATCGGTTGCACAAAGACAATCCCAAACGCTTGGCCGTTGTACAAAATGCGATGCTGTGGGGCGTATTCGTCGCGATACCGAACCGTGAATACTGCGTTGATGCCCTCGTTCACTTGCGACCCGCGAAAAACTTGCCCGCCACTGACAGCGGCATAATCTGCCGGCTCGCTTTGATAAACCGTTGTCCAAGTTGCGATCGGCTGCCCGGCATCATCGACGCTGTCGACATGCTTTTGTAAAACGACGCGGTATCGCATATTCGCGACACTGAAACGACGTGGGCGGCCGCTCATGGGTAGCTACTCCGCATGTACTGACGTGCCAAGTCGTCGTAATGCCTCAAATCGTAGAGCCCGTCATTGTCGCCTGGATTCTTGTCGAAGTAGTACACGACAAGCGAAAGCATTGCGGCCTTGGCCATTGCCGGTACTTCAAGCGGATCGCTTGTGCCTGCGGTGAAATTGACCGTCACCGCGTCGTAGCGTGCGGAGGTGTCTGGCCATTCTTGCTCGTAGGCAAGCCGCACAACGTTGTCGTAATCGTCGAACACGTAAAGCGATGCCGATGCCGTTTGTGAGGCGTTGTTTGCATCGAAATAGTTAATCGACGATACGGCACTAACGCCAAGCGGTAGCAACTCCAACGGATTGGTAAACGCATCAAACACTTGCCGGAATGTT